TGGTCGCTGCGGTGCCTAGTAATGGCAGAAAATTCGTAGTTATACACGGCGGGAACATATTGAAGACCTGCCGTAACTATCAGTCTGCCATAAAGCTCTGTAAAAAGTTAGAAAAACAAACCAGTCGAACAACTGGCACAGGAACCCTGCCGCTCTAGCGGTGGGGTCTTATAATATGGGGGTAGTCAAGGGAAACCCCATGATCCTAACCAACCGAGTCCAGTTCCTCACTGAAGCTCTGATCGAGCAACTTAACGATCAATGGAAAGTCAACAGCATTGAATCTGGTCGCTCTGTTTACACTCAATTGGAGATCGAAGAAGGTCGCAAATATATCAAAGTTTGGTCTTATCTCAGCAATGTTGATGATAGACTGAATGGTCGTAGTTGCTGGATGTTCATTGATAAGAACACTGGCGAATGTTACAAACCTGCTAGTTACAAAGCACCCGCAAAAGGTGTCCGCTATCTGATCACTCAGCTGGCAGATAATCCTCACATTTGTGATGCTTACGGTTCTTTCCTTTACCTTTGATTATGTCTATCAAAATTGACAAAGACCTGCGAAAACTCATGAAATCGTATGAGTTTGTGTTACATCGTGTGGGCAACCACTATACATGGCATGGACCAAATAATGCTGTGGTGGTTACATCGAAGACACCAGGCAAAGCGCGTTGGTTGAAAGAAATTGAAAAGAATATCAAGAGGGAAATGGCATGAAATTAGATGTAATCGCACGAGTTGTAGGTAGTTGCCTCGTCATTACTTCATACTTTACAATTTTGCATATCAATGCTAGTCTAGGTGCTATGATGATGTTGGTTGCTGATGCAATCTCAGTGCCATATTTCATCAGAACTAAATCATGGGATGTTGTTCTCATGTTGTCCTTTTTACTTTGTATATCGTCCAGTAAGTTGTTTTTATGATCTACGATCAACCTCCAGCTCCAATTATTGTTTGTCTTGATTGTTCACCACATGAGAGAATTGCGTTGAATTTCTTACAAGAAAAGCGCAAGATCAAGAATATCAATGCCCTTGCAGTTGTCATGGGCAATATCAAACAAGAGTCAAAATTTGATAATCTTGTTTGTGAAGGTGGACAGCGTACTGGATACAAAAAATGTAATTCTGGTGGGTTTGGTTTGATTCAGTGGACCACAACTGCTCGTTACATTGGATTGGGCAAGTTCTGTGCAAAATATGATCTAAATCCAGATCATTTCATGAGTCAACTGCGTTACATGGTGAATGAAAGAGAGTGGATTAACTATGAGCTCTATTTGTTATCACCTGGGCAATCTGTTGACTATTATATGCGTCACGCCTATAATTGGTTGGGTTGGGGTATTCATGGAAACCGTACCGATTATGCCCATGATTATGTCAATCGGTTCAGTATGGTTGTGACAGATCACGAACCGTACACCATGGGTTGATTTCGGTCGCGTCCCGTGACATACTATAAGAGTCAAAGCAAGGCACCACATGCAACTCACAGCAAAGGGCGGAAACATGGTTGTTGACTTCTATCCTGTCAAATTTGCGACAGGTGAGATTCACAATCGTCTCATGCTCAAAGTTGTAACTTTCATGGGCAAAACTCAGTCCAAAAGCTACATCAACAAAAAAGATTTCGACCGTGAGGTTGAATCTCGTGTTGAGGGTTATGGTTATCAAGTAACCGACGATTCTATGCTTCCTCAACTCTTTAACAGTGGTATGGCATGTGCCTGCTGACCCTGTTAAATATAACTAGTCCTCTCTTTTAACCGAACAATGGAAACCATCACTTCACAAATTGAAGTAACAAAATCTCAGGCAGATATTCTGCTCTGGTGTGTAGAACAAATGTTCATCGATTTGAGTGATGCCGAAGAGCGTGATCTAGAGCCCGTGTTGAACTCTCTCGCTGAAATTGTAAGATGAGAGTTGTTTTAACATGCATAATCATGTTATTCGGTGCATTACTTTGTATTGAACTTGGTAGTAACATGAAAGAAATCACTGAGAAAAGACAATCTCAGTTCTGTAAAGTTGATCCCTCTTATTGTCAATGACTCCCGAAGAATTTGAACAAAATGCAAGAATCGTGTCGGGTGATCCTACATGGACGCTTGACAATCGCATCGAAGATGTGACCGATTCTCCTGAAGATTGGGAAGACTTTTGGTACAACTCAGAGTCAGAAGGTTTGGACATTGATAAATCTAACCGTTGTTGATGATGCTCTGAGTGATGAACAAATCCAGTTCATTCACAATAGCAGTTTATTGCAAAATAATCTAGCTAATGTGAATGAATATGGGTTTCAATTGCAATGGGATGAGATCGAACCATTTCATCCCATTATTAACATCATTGATAAGTATTGGGACCTGAGTGATGTTGTTGCCTATGAATTGTGGCAGCAATTGAATGATCGTCCTCCACACTGGCATTATGATAGAGATGAAATATGTTTAGCAATGGGTATTACAAAATACCCAATAATGACATCAGTTTATTATCTTGATGTCCATGATGTTGTCGATGGTAGATTATTCTTTGAGGATGATACTCACATCGAACCAGTACAAAATAGACTCGTTATGTTTGGTCCTGGTGTTGAACATTATGTTGAACGATTCTCAGGATACAGACATAGCATTGTAATCAATCCATGGAATAGTTTTCTAGGTGATGTGTGACAGTCATTGTACTGTCCACCATCACTTGCAATCTGCCCTGATTGCTGCCATACTATAAGAGTCAAACAAATCAACACAATTCATGGGAACTCGCGCTCGCATCGGTATTCAGCTCCAGCACAACACTGTCCTTTCTGCTTATCATCATTGGGATGGTTATCCTGAGTGGTTGGGTGTTACTTTGAAAGAGCAATTCAACTCCCGTGAAAAAGCTGCTGATCTCATTAATGGTGGCAATATGTCAACATGTTGGGCAGATAAGATCTGGGGTAAGAAACTCCCCGAAGGTGAATTCGCTCCAGAATATTACACTGGTCGCGGTGAGAAACTTGAGGACAATGCACCTCGTTTCGATGATTCAATTTTTGATTATCTCTCAAAAGAGAATAACGAAGAATATGCATATATCTGGACTGTTAACAATGAATGGAAATGTTTTAAGATGAATCAATTTAACGACGCAGCGCCCGAAAAGGTGGCGATCCCTGCCAGTTGAGCTAGTGTCACACAGGCGGTTGCGAGACCGCCTTTTTCATGCCATACTAACAGTATGGAAAACAAAGCAAACGACATGATTCCAACAGAACAACAAGCAAAGTGGAATGACATCATGGGGCAGATGATTGCCTTTGTTGATGATACAAATGCCGACATCGATATGGCATACGATTGGGTATGTGAGATGCTCAACATTTCTTCCTTTGTTGATAACAAGACTGCATGGGATTCGTTCTATGATGCTTTTGACGCTACTCAATCACTCGACGACTAATGACATTTATTGACGAAGTATTTCAACCATTCAAAGATTTCTGCCACGAAACTAACAAAATGACACACATCATCTCAGACAAGAAAGTCTCTATTAATGGTATGGAGCACACTGTCACCGCTGTTGATGGATTAGATCGAATTGATATCAACAACAAACTGCATTATTTGAATGTTGAAATGGATAAACTCAAAGCACAACAATCAAAGCTAGTTGCAATGCGCGACATGATTGATTATGAATGTGAGCGTAGAGAACAGGCAGACAATTGTGATAACTTGTTTGAGCAAATGTTTGGAGAATAATTATAATATGTCATACATTAAACAACATCTTCTAGAACAAATGGACAAGCAAGAAGAACTCGAATTCATGAAAGAGCAATTCATTGAGAAGCAAATTGAGTCATGGGATAGAACTTTGCTCGAACAATTTGCTTTTGATAGTATGTTCCAATACTATGAAGATTACGATGAAAAGCAATTCAAAGACATGGTAATTAATGACTATGGAGTGAAAGAAATGGCACAATTAATGCAGCGTATCAAAGTAAAGAAAAAAGAGATGGATGAGAGTGCCAGCTGAACTAGTGGCACAAGAGCATGGCACAGCGCCCCAAAATCGGTTATCTTATAGAAGTGGAGGGGACAACACCTCTCCCGCCTCTTAACTCTCTTCTCTTCTTCATCATGCGAAAGATCGAATCTCAAATGTGTGCCGCTGTTCAGTCTAACAAAGATTGGAAATCTGGTAACACTTCTGTTCACTTCAACCCTGAGACTGGCGTCTCTATTGTTCGTCTTCATGGCAACAAGATCGCTGAGGTTTCTGATAACGACATGACCATTTTTGATGGCGGTTGGCAGTCAGTAACTACTAAGAGCAGACTAAACGCTTTGTGTGATTATTTCTGTGTTTCTGGTGAAGGTGTATTCCAGAAAGATTTTGTTTGGTATGTTCGCAAGTTTGTTGGTGCAATCAACGGACAATCTAAATTTGTCACTGAATCTTTCGATAACGGATATGTGTTCGCCTGATGGTAAAAACTAACAAAGAGTGGGCATCAATCTATGCCCGCTTTTATTCAATTCTTTTCTTACTCCTTGTCCTATGATTCGCTCTAAGAAAACTATCATTGATGTCATGAAAACATGTGATGATGTTGATACATTGTCAAGAGAAGAAAAGTTTCAAGTCTTCTGCAATGTCTGTGACAACATGTTATCAGAAGGCAGAATCACCAAAGCTAATCACACCAAATGGACACAACTGTTCTAATACATAACTACGCAGATCCACGCTAACAACAATGCTAAGTTTAGTAAGAGTCAATCAAGGAGAAAATGTCCTTGAAGCATATACAGAAAGAAATACTGATTCG